AGTGAAGCTGAAATTACTGCGTTATCAATAGTCTTTATAAGACCTACATACGTAGTTGAAATTTTGTTATTATATAGACTTGCCATTTTTTAGTTTTTTAGTGTCATTTATTTTTTTTAAAAAAGTTCTTAACTTTTCAATATTTATTTTTTTTGGTTTATACCTCATAAAACCCATCCGTTAAATGTAGCATCATAAGACGGGTTAATATCTTCATTGCTATTGCTAGTGTATTTAGGAAAATTACTTTGATTAAAACTCATATAATCAATAAATCTACGACTATACCATTCAGCATTTGTTCTAGCTTTCTCTACCAAATAATCAACTTCATTTTTACTTACTGTTTCTGCAGTTTCTGATGTATGCTTAAATATTCCTCCGTTCTTAATTTGGTAAGCAGCGAATGGAATGTAATCCACTTGTGCAAACCATATCAGCATTGGGGAAATATAGTCATTTAATAATGTTTTAAACTTAGCATTACCTACATCATCAATAGTTCCATCTCCTACCATAGTACTTATTTGATTATATAACTCCGTACCCATATAATTTTGAATATGTATCTCTTGTGCGAGTTTAATAAATTGAATATACTTATCCGTATCAACATTACCATCAATGATTGAGTTTCTTACTAAGTCGGTTCTATTTATAAATAATGCTGTTGCCATAATTTTTTATTTAGGATATGCTCCTTTACCATCCATTTCTCCTGTTGGCATTTCGCTTTGTTTAGTTCCTGCTGGTCTTTTCCTATTCATATAATTGGGAAAACTACCGATTCCAACTTCTTTATAATTTTTTAAATTTTCCCCTCTCACTTTTGTTTTATTTATTAACCTGTATAAAACTCTTACCCATTTATGCTGACAATATATTCCTCCTTTGAGTTTGAAAATATCGTAAGGCAAATCAGGTCTATGTCTAAATTCAACATTTGTTTTTGGGTCTGTTCTTTTGCTTTGTTGCCCATCTTTACCTTTTTCAAGTTTTCCCCAACTAGCATTATCAATATCTTCTATACGCCAAACCAAACCTCCATTGGATAGATTCATCATCTCCCTGCAAAAATCTCTGGATTCTCCTGTGCTTTTCATTCCTCTGTTATATTTATAACGTATTTTGTATAGTCCATTTTTAGAATCTAAATAAGAAAATGCACTACCATCTTTAACACTTCCTACATTATCTTCTGTTGCTTCTTTTAATCCTACAAGGGTTCTAATTTTATTTAATGTGCTTTTATTTTCTTCAACTAAATAATTAGCAAATTCATCAGGCTCAACATCTTCGTTTTCATCCATTTCAGCAACAAATTCATAGTCTTTACCCATCTTGTGACCACTTGTTTTAAGTGAGCCTAAAATTTTATCACTATTTTCAACTGACAACTCTACTTCATCATCCTTTTTTATACCTGTTTCTTCCTCAATTTCTTCTTCATCTTGAATTTCAGGGTCAACATCAGTAAATTCTAGTGGCTGTAAGGTCGTAAAGTATAGGTTTAAGGCAATATCATTAACTGCTAGTAGTTGGTTAAAGGAATCTATTAAAAGTTCCTGAAAAGGTCTTATTACTGTATTATCCATTAATAAAGAAGCAGTCTTAATTTCATCTGCATTATTCCCTAGCCCTGTACTATCTTTAATCCCTAGAAGCATTGGGCTTACAACCCTATGTGCTAACATTATTTTCTTTGTACTTTCCTCACTTAAAAATTGATACTGTTGGTGTGCATCACTTAATTGAACAGGAGTAATTTCAGCTTGTGCGTCTTTTGTATCATTAAATGCGAGTATAAACTTCCCTGCATTACTAGAGCCACTAAATTTTTCAGCAATTTTTGTTTCAATTAATCTTCTTTCTTCTTGATTTGGAGTTCCATTATTGAAATTAATAAGCATACTAGGAGAAAGTCCATTCATTATGTTATTTAAATGGTAGTTAGAAATTTCTTCTTCCAATTCACAATATTGCAACCCTCCTTGATAATCCACAGGCGAATAGTAATAAAATCCTGCCTTATAGGGTTGGATATACATTATTTCTATAGGTTTTTTACTCATACCAAACGCAGGGATTCTTAAAGGTTTGTCATTTGGTCTAATATTTATCCAATCCTTAAAATAATAATATGCAGGAATCTCTCCTAAGTCATTTGCTTTCTCTGCCCTTAGTGTTTCAATAGGAAAATGTTCTAATTGAGCAATTTTAGTTCGTTGTTTATTATAAATTACTTGGACAGCACATTGACCCATCAATTTTAAGTCATAACAAAGTTTTCTTACCGTATCTTTGTTTAATAAAGTAACCATTTGAGCGTATTCATTTGGTTTTCTTGCAGAATCTGTAGCATTTAATCCCTTTCCATAGATTTGTTGTGAAATTCCGTTGATAGCAGCGTTGTTTGTTGGACTTCCATTGTATCTGTCAATAAGAAATTGAAAATAATTGTTATCCGTTCCATACTTTATCCATTCTTTGTTGATTTCTTCTACAACTTCTGGACTTGTATAGGTGCTTAAATTAACAAAACTAATTTCTGGAGAAAGTTTTTTCATAAATTGCCCTATTTTATTTCTTTTTTTATTTTTCATATTACAATATACTCATTATCAAATGAATCGTTAGTAGTGTATTGCCCTTTGTTTAGCTGATAATGGTCATTATCATTAAGTTGGTCAATATCTTGGTCTGTACAAAAGATTTTGTCTTTATATATATTTTGTGTTTGGTCTGAATCTGTTTGCCATACTTCATCATATAGTTCCCATAAACTTAAATTCATATTCCAATAGTTATAATCAGCATATAAATCCAAATCATAAAATCTACCCTCTATAAAAATTGTAGCAGCCCCTGAATCTACATAAGAATTTGTAAATGTTAAATAATTACCACTTGTTGAAGTGGTTTCTTCAAAATAACTAAATGTCTTATTTAAAGTAGTATCTCTTACATCAATATTAAACTGCCCTAAATATTCTCTAGGAATTACTTTTAATGTTTGGGATGCTGTGGTCGTTAATACAATCATTTTATATATAACGATTAAAATAAGTCAATTTGTAAAATAAAAAAAGCACCCTGAAAAGAGTGCTTCTTTAGAAAATTAATATTAATGATTAATATTAAGCTGGGTCTATCTGTGTTGCGTCTCCAGAGATTACTCCTTCATCTACAAAATAAGGAGCAGTTTCTTCAATCCCCTCCATTACTAGTGTAAATCCTGTTAAATCTCCTGCTGCAGCTCCAGTTACTATTGTTCCTCCAGTAACTTCACATCCATTTTCATACCCACATAATAATTGATTACCGTAATAATCCTCTATCACAACTACAGGTCTTGCGTGAGCAATAATTTGTAATTCATTTTTAGTAGCATTATCAATATAAGGTAATGTAAGATTAAGTGTTTGAGTATAAAAAGTTGTTCCATTTTCTCTAGAACTTGTAACTGCTGTTTCAAGTGATGAATTTCCTTTTACATCCCATTGATACCAAGTAGGTGTGTCAGTAAAAGCAGATATAGTTTCATCAGCATCTACTGTTGCAACGACAGGAAAATCAGCCATATATATAGTTTTAATTCCGCCAAACCCCTTTTTACAAGGTACTTTCCTTCCAGTTGTTAATATACAAGCCATATTTATTATATTTTAAAAGTTAAAAAAAAGGGTAGGACAGGAATCCCATTCTACCCATTTATTATATTATACAGTTGGGTCGTAAAGAACGATTTCAGAACCTAGCCCATACTGAACTGCTGCTGTGAATCTCATAATTACTCTCACATTTTGACTTCCATCAAGGTCAGCCATATCTAGAGTTTTTACAATATTCATATCATTCATTAAACCAGTACCAAACCATAGATTTGATTTCTGAGCCAATACCATTTGGTTGTCAGTCATTCCCCAAGCAGGGAAAATATTAACACCATCAAAAGATAGAACTTGACCACTATACCACATTTGAGATTTAGTTTCGTAACCTGGAGTTACATTTGCAAACCCTCCTAATGCTCTAATGTATGCTTTCGCTACATTTTGAGATACATAAAGATTTAAATCTTCTTTTCCATAAAGAGCAGACGGACAAGCATCAACAACTTTCGCCATTTCTGCTACTACGTTAGCACTTGTTACAGTTGTTCCTGTAATATCTGAAACATCAGCATCAGCTTTTGCTAAAGTGATTAACCCATCAAATTCTCCTGCAGTAGCATTAGCGCCTACCCAAATATTTTGTTCAGTCTTTTGAGCAACTTCTGCTGCTACGTGACCAATTAAAAAGTCAGAGAATTTTGGAGGTAATTTTTCATAAGCAGAATATCCCATTTGTACTGCTTCCCAATCTGAAACGAAAGGAGTTTTACACAATTCGAGATTGACCTGAAATTCTTCAGGAGCAATTATTCTCTCTGTTAAAGTTACATCTCCAGCATTTGTGAAATCACAACTGCCATTTACGATTAAGCCAGAAGTTACTACTTTTTTAACAACTTCTTTTAGCTTGATATTCGGTTTTACTTCGATACCACCTTTTGCAATAGTGTTACCTGATAACAATGCAGCAGCGATATATTTCCCCGAAAACTGTCCCGCATATGTACTTGTGATTGTTAAAGCCATTTTTATTTATTTATTTAATTATTAATTATTTGTTATTTTTTCCATAACCGAATCTAAAACAGACATCGGTCTTTTATTTGAAAACTGAAAATCTGCTTCCTTTTTAAAATTACCCTCTGGACTGTGCTTAATTGGAGCAGCAGCAGGTTGAGAAAATTCTTCTTTTACAGTTCTTGATTTAACTTGTCCTGCTTTTTCAGCATCAACTTCAATATCCTTGTCATCTTCAACTTCTTCAGAACGTGGTTCTTTGTCTTTCTTTAAATCAGCTACAGCATCTTCAAGGTTTTTAATCCTTTTTTCCATACCCTCCCAGTCATCAACAGCAGCTTCTTCGCCATCATCTTTCATTTCTTCTTCTTCTGTTTCAGGCTCTTCTTTAGAATCTGCTTTTAGGTCGGCAATAATCCCTTCCTCTTTTACTAGTAACACCTGACCATCTTCAAGCGTGTACTCTCCAATAGGCATAGCGACTTTTTCATCTTCTGTTTTGATGAAAACTTCGTTACCCTGACTAAATGCTTCTGCTTCTAAAACAGTACCATTGTCTAGCTTCCTTTGTTCCAATTTAATTTGGAGGTCAAGAAGTGTGCGAATTTTATTTATCATTTCACTACTTTTCATAATTAATTAATTAACGATTATTAAATTTAATTTTGCATTTTTAAGATGCAGTTCTACTAATTACTCCTATACCTTGAGCCCAAATTGAACCATCACAGCATTTTCTAGAGTAAGTATTTTTATCTTTACATAAACAACCCCTAGAGCTTCCCTTTGGACTTGTTCTGCTTGGAATAAATGTCTTACTTTGCTTCACTTATTCTAAAATATTTTTAATTTTAGCTAAAAGAGATTGAGCCTTTTGTTCTTCTTTGTTTTTATTTTGCATTTTATCCACAAAATATCCCTCTATACTAAATCCTTTTACTTTTCCGTTTTTAACATACTCATTCCACACTTCATCATTATTAACTTTGACTGACCCCATCCAAGTTCCGACTGGCACATTTAATCCATACTTCCTAGACTTGTCATATTTAGCATCTTCAACTATCCAACTTTCAACTAAGGTTAATCCATTAAGTTCGTGTTGGTGTTCTAGCGTTGAATTATTTTGGTTTCCATTTTTAAGATATAATTGACTTGCCTTTTCTACTGTATCTTTTGAAAAATAAATATAATATTCTCCCTCTGCACTTGTTCTATAAATAGGTTTATTAGGAACAAGTAAAGCACCCATTAGGATTTTTTTCTCTTTAGATACTTCTGTTAGTTTTATTTCCTCTGCTTTTAGTGCTAAAAAGTTTTGCTCTATAGCAGGGTTTTCTACGATGGAAATTGCATCAATCCCCATAATGTCCTGAGCTTCATCAAGAATCAATTCTATAATTTTCATACTTCTATAACGATTTAATTAAATAATTTTGTATTTACCCGATTGAGGCACTATCTATTATGTTCCTTTCCAAACTTTGTGAGGTTGTTACATCCCCACTTACAACAAATGCTTGTACTGGTTGTGATTGACCCCCAATAGCCCCTGCTAATTGGCTTACATTATCTTGTCCTACCGAAGTAATATCAGGTAAAATTGGTGCAGTTGGGCTAATTTGTGGAACAACTGGTTCAGCCCCTGCAACACTTGGAGCACCTACTGATGATGCTGCTGACTTAGTTGCTTTTATTGCAGACTTAACTGACGATATAATCCCAACACCTGTTGCTATTGCTGATAAAATAAATGGAATATTTGCAGGAGGGGGTGCTGCATTTGCTCC